TCCGTTATACAACCACTCGTCGAGGGTTGCAGCTTCCCAGATTGGGTAGAAGTGAAGACCGATTGCATTGCTTGACGGGACAATGGCACCCGAGATGATGTTGTTTCCATAGAGAAGAGATCCTGCTACAGGTTCTCTAATACCATCTATGTCAACTGGTGGCGCAGCTATGAAAGCTATGATAAATGCTGTTGCAGCGGTTAATAGTGCAGGGATCATAAGAACACCGAACCAACCTACATAGATGCGGTTGTCGGTGCTCGTAGTCCAGTCACAGAAACGCTGCCAGTTGTTAGTTGGTTTTGTTAGTGTGGCTGTAGTCATTTATAAAGTTAAAAGATACCTGGAATAATTTTTCCAGTAAAAACATAAGAGGCAGTGAGTATCCAGAATGCAACCATTGCAAATCTGCCATTAGCTCTCTGCCATATAGCGACGTTAGTCATTAAAAAACACCAGGAATGATTTGACCTGTTGTAATGTATGCACCTAAAGCAGCGACGATACCGAGCATTGCTACTCTTCCGTTAAGCTCTTCAGCGTTGTGCATGATGAAGTTTTCTTCTTCGTTGTTCATAATTTCAATAGGTGGTTCTTTAGCGAAAATGTTTTGTTTACCGTATTCGGTTATTGTTGTCATTAGATTCAAAGATAGGTGAATGGCGGTTACGATGAACTGTTCGGGCCGCCATGTCTGCCTATCTTCTTGATTCGTAATCAGCTATCCATGATCTAGCTGCTTTGAGTTCTTCTTTGGTAGGTTTTTTACCTGTCTTAGGATTCCAACCGCTAACAACTTGAGTCATTTCAGTTAGTTTTTTTCTCTCTCTTAAGCTTGGCATGTTTTAAAATTGAACGTCAGATCTACTTAACTTATCAATTACATCCTGTCTATAAGCAGGATCAGTATCGTAATCAGGATGACTCATAGCTTTTACTACCTCAGCCTGACTTCTATAAACATCACCTGATGTTTGAGGTGCTTTACCAGTTAGCATTCTTCCTTCGTATCCATTTGCGTTATCGTATTGAGCTTTGATTCCATTGACTGCTAGTTGTATTTGATACGCATCACCAGAGTCAATAATTTTATCAAATGAATCAATAGTATTATTATCTAAATTATCTGTAGCCCACTCTAATACTCTATTGTAAGTCTCTTCCCCACCAACTGAATTGTGGATTGACTTAACTTGAGCATCAGATATATCTACAGTTGCAGCTTGTGATGATGGCTCCTCATAACCTAACTCCTTAGCTTTAGCATACAAATCCTTATATGTATTTACTAAATCTTCAGTAGTGATATCGTTGAACTTAGCCATGGTCTCAGCAGTAAGTTCACCATTCTGTTCAAACTCAGTAGCAGCTAAAGTCATAGCTTCAACAGCTGGAGTGATTTCTATAGGTGACTCAGGAACCTCTTCTGTTGTTTCTTCAGTTGAGGCTTCTGCTTTATCTTCATCACCCGAACCCATTTTCTTTTGGAGTTCGATGTAAGCCTTCTCTAGCTGTTGGGCATTCTCATACTTACCAGCTAGCAGTTGCTCTTGTTGTTCTTGTATCTGTTCTCCAACCTGCAGGGAATCCTGCTCTTCTGTAGTCAGATTATCTGCTGACGTTTGTTCAGTAGTGTTGTCGAACGTTAATGTTTCTGCCATTTATTCTTCAAGGTTAGGTGGTTCTTCTGGGATTTCTTCTTGTCCTTGTTCTGCCAATCCTGGGTTCTTAGAAGGGTCCATCATAGGTGAACTCATTACTTGTCCCATCTGCTCAACCATTGCTTGTTGCGATTGAGCCTCGGCTTGTTGCTGCATCTCAGCTTGTAGTTGTTGTTCTGTCTTAACAAGATTAAGAACATCAATACCTTGGGCAGCTGCTAATCGTTTGATGTATTCACTAGGATCAATGAACTTCATCAATGCCTCTGGTCCCATAGTCTGAGCAATGGTTCCAATGAATTGAGTGAGGCTTTCTCTATCTTGTCCTCTACCTAATGCGTTTACACCAGCAACAATCTGTGGTCTAACTATATCTTTAGGTATCTTTGGTAGTTGATTACTACGTTGAAGTATATGTAGAGTCCTATTCAAATATGGAATTAGGAATTCTACTGTGAGCAATGAGAATAATCCTCCCAATTGTTGCTCTAGTTCTAACTGAGTTAAGCGTACTTCCTCAGCCGTGGTGCGTTCACTTTGTCTGATGTTCAGAATAAGGAAAGCATCACTGATTCTTCTTTCAATAGCTTGAGCCTGTTCTGCAGCTGTTCTAAAGTCAGCAGTCTTACCTACTTGTATAACTGCTACATCCTCTGGTCTACCTTGTACTATCGCACCGTTACCTGCGTCTGCAATAGTTTTTGGTTTGGTAGTAGAAGATGGTGAAACCAGGAATAAAACTTTCGAAGCTGCACTTGCTCCTTCTACAAGAGCTTGACTTAAATTATTAAGTGATCTCATATCACCTAAGAACTCTTCGACTCTACCTCTACCGTAGTCCTCACCGTCAACTGTATTGAACCTGAGAACTAGCCAAGGACTTGTGTTCTTTGGAGCTGTACTCATTGTGCCTTCGATAATTTTATCAAAGACCTCTTGATGCCATGTCCATCGACCACTCTTATCATCTATCTTGACGCAGGTATAAACCTCAACGTCTTTGTCATCAGTTCCATAGCCACCTTTGGACTCGTCAACAACTGAATTAGGTTGCTTAACTTCCTTTGGTAAGTCTAATAACTTGCGACTTATAAGTTCCTTTGTAACGATCTCTATGACGTTCCCGTTTCCGTCACGATTAACTACGTAACGGTTGAGGGGATAGTGCTTGAGACCATCTTTGCCCATAAATATTAAAGCGTTACCAGAGACAACTAAATGTTTTAGTGCTTGGTTAAGAACTACTCTGTCACTAGAAGCATTGATGTAATCCATAACCATCCTTTCCATCTTGGCAAAGGATAGATCTAATTCACTTCTTACTTCTGGTGCTAGCTCTTCACCTAGCTTATCGTCTCTAATCTGTAGCTTAAAAAATGTTGTCTGTGGTGGGAGTAATGCAAGACCTAACTTGGCACTGAGGTTGACAACCGCTTTAGCACCCACTGATTGCCAAGGTGTCCTTAGCATCTTGTGGGTACTGTTTGTATCTTCTTTAACTAAATAAGGCAGCGTAAGTTCTGAACATTCAACTGCTGTACTAAGGAACTGTGTACGGTTTGAGGACAGTTGATTGTATCTTTCTCTAGCTGTTTCCATTAGTATCCGCCTGCTGGCTGTATAGTACCTGGGTTAATACCACCTGTATCTTGACCAAGTCCAGAAGTCATAGCTTCAGCGAAAGGTACCTTAGATGCGCCTAAGTCTTTGAAAGGATTTGATTGTGTTTTTTTCATCCTCAACTGATTTTTATTTAGCTTAGTTTCGCTTTTTTCTGTCTCTTCTTTTTGCTGTTCGTCTTCACCTAATTGAGTTTGTGCTCCTGCTATCTTTGTTCCAGGTGCTGCTGTTTGTTTGAAGTTTGCAGGTGCTGCATCTGCTGGTCTATTTCCACCTCCGAATATCCTATTAGCTAACTGTGGTAAAACAATCGGTGCTATAAATTTTAGGACTGGTAGTGCTGCTGCTCCACACATTAGATTTCATCCTCCATGATTGAGTTGATATAGTCGATTACACTGGCTTGACCAGCGCGGTACATAATTGATTCGATTGGTTCTTTAGGATGGATGGGTTTCCAACCGAAGTTTGCCTCAAGTTTATCTACAAGCTGATCCAACCTTTCGTTGTGGAGCTTAAGAGTATTGAGGGAGATTTGGGTTTGCATGTTCAAAGAAGGCAGGCATCCGAGCTGACTTGGTGGCAGAAAGTTCGGGAGCCTTGCCGTTATACATTAAGTTGTCGCTAGTTTCTAGCCAAAATTTTTTGCTTAAATATTTATCGCCATAGGTATTCTTACCTAGTGGTTCCATTATCCAATTAATCGTGGCCTTCCTAAGTTTATCCAGAGATTTACTCCAAGATAAGCCCATATCGAGACATACAAGGCTATTAGTGGCC